AACAGACACAAATGGTGCGGATGTGGTGGCGTTGGCTAACAATCAACGTAATCCTCTGCCAATTGACTATGAACATCAAATTATTCACTCCCTAAAAAACGGCAAAGAAGCACCAAGTGCGGGTTGGATGGAATATTTTTATTTCACACCACAAGGTATTTTTGCTGATGTTCGTTGGACTGATAAAGCCGCGGACTACATCAAAAACGGCGAATATCGTTATATCTCGGCAGTCTTTGCCTATGATACTGACGGTTATGTTCGCAAAATCTTCCACGCAGCCTTAACCAATACTCCCGCTTTAGACGGCATGGAGGAAGCCATGGTGGCAGCGAGCGTGAATTTGTTACAAGAGGAATCCCCAATGGATAAAAACTTACAGGCAGCATTATGTGCTCTGTTTGGTTTGAAACCAGATAGCACAGAGGCTGAAATGACAGCGAAAGTGACCGCACTTTCTGCAGCAAAAGGTAAATCTGACGTGGACGTGTTAGACGTTTACGCAAAATTAGCTGAAAAAGAACAATCCGTAGCAGCGTTATCTACACAAGTGGGCAACCCTGATCCAGCTAAATTTGTACCCGTTGAACAAGTCGCTGCATTGCAGGCAGATTTTAACGCCATTAA